AAGTGACAGCAGCTATCGCAAAAATAGATGCGGTACAACCTAAGTTAGACAATGCTATTAGTTTACTTCACGACAAAGAAAATAATAGTGAATTAATTGAAGCAAAACGTCAACTTGATGAAGCAACGGCAGAACAAGATCCAACACCAGGAATGACAGAAGTAACTGCGAATAATTATAAAGCTAAGAAAGTAGAGGCAGAACAAGTAAGCAGAGATGCACAAAAAGTGATTGAAAATGACGATGCAACATCTGGGGAAATTGCGCAAGCAATAGCTAAAGTAAATGAAGCTAC